GTTCCCGTGCCCGATGGTGTTGGTCAGCAAGCGTCGGCAACGATCACGATCACCGCTGGCACCGTGTCGGGCCTGCTCACGGTCTACATCGGTGGCCAGAAGGTGCAGCTCTCGGTCGCCTCGACCGACACCGCAAACACCATCGCGACGAACCTTGCCGCTGCGATCAACGCGCTCCCGGAGATGTGCGTCACAGCTGCTGCGGCGACCAACACCGTCACGGTTACCTGCGATTGGGCTGGCCTCACCGGCAACGACATCAACATCATCCCGAACTATCTCGGTGTCTACGGCGGCGAAACCTTCCCGACCGGTCTCTCGCTCTCCATGAGCAAGTCGCAGGGGGCGGCCACCGCTGGCACCGCGACGACGAGCCCGACGCTGACCTTCGGCGCGAACAACGTTCCCTCGAACGTCGTGGCCGGCGACACCGCCTTCGACAAGACCTCCAGCTCGTCGATCGGCACGGTGCTGTCCGTCAGCCAGGCTTCCGGCACCGTCACCTTGACCGCGAACGCGGCCTTCGCAGTTACCTCGGGCGACGTGATCGTTTTCCGCACCACCGCCGGAAACGGCCAGCTCAACGGTGGTACTGGAGAGCCAACCTTTACCGCCGCAATCTCCGCGATCCAGTCGCTCGAATTCGACTACGCCGCCGTGCCGCACACCGACGCGGCTTCGATGGCGGCGTGGAATATCGAGTACGGGTTCGGCGCCAATGGTCGCTGGAACTACACCCGCCAGCAGTATGGCATGATCCTGAACACGGTCCGCGACACCTACGCGAACCTGATCACTTGGGGCCTCGCGCAGAACGCGCCGGTCATTTCCTCGATGGCTGTTGAAACTGACAGCCCGACGCCGGTCTTCCAGTGGGCTGCGGCGTATTGCGCCCTCGCCGCGCTCGGGTTCTCCGCCGATCCGGCGCGTCCGCTTCAGACGCTCGAATTCCTGGGCGTCCTGCCGGCCCGCCTACAGAACCGCTTCTCGCAGTCGCAGCTCAACTCGCTGACGAATAGCGGCCTCGGCATTCAGGCGACCGCTCCGGACGGCAACCCGATGATCCTGCGCGAGCAGACGCAGTATCAGCTCAACTCCTTCGGTCAGTCCGACACGGCGTTTGGCCTGCTGACGGTCCTCGCGACGCTGCAGGAGCTGCTTCGTCGCATGAAGTCGGCAATCACGTCGAAGTACCCGCGCGTGAAGCTGATCCCGGACGGCACCAAGATCGGGCCGGGCCAAGCGGCGGTCACTCCGACCGATATCAAGGCCGAACTCGTCTCAGAATTCTCTGCCGCCGAGTTCGACGGCCTCGTGTCGAATATGGCCCAGTTCAAGGCGAACCTGATTGTCGAGATCGACAACAACAATCCGAACAAGCTCAACGTGCTCTGGCCTCCGCAGCTCGCCGGCCAGCTCCGCCAGTTCAATGCGCTGGCGCAGTTCCGGCTGCTCTACCCGCCGATCACGCTGAACTAAGCCCGCAAGCTCAATCCCTCCCACTCATCCAGCCGCCCCTGACCGGGCGGTTTTTTTAATTTGGAGCATAGGAATGGCCTCTCCCAACCGCATCGGCGGCCTGCTGAGCCTGCGCGTCGATGGCAGCCAGTACGAAGCGCGCGGCAACTTCCAAGTCATGCCGAGCGCGGTCAAGCGGACCGGTGTCGCCGGTCAGGACTCCGTCCATGGCTACATCGAGGAGCCGACCGTTCCCTCGATCAAGGGCGACATCTCGATCGGCAATCAGTTGTCGGTCGAGGCGCTCGAACAGATCACCGACAGCACGGTGCAGGTACAGCTCGCGAACGGTCGCACGTATGTGCTCGTCGATGCGTGGGTGACCGCAGCGTTCGTGATCGACGCCCACGACGGCAAGGTCGAGGTGACCTTCGAAGGCAAGTCCTGCGAGGAAATGTAAGCCGCGTCATCCTGATGCCCAACGAGCGCGGAAAGCGCAGAGGAAGTATCTATGTCAGACAAGCCCGATGACGAGACGGAGGCGGAAACCTCCGTCACGGAGACGATCGACTACACTCCGAACAAGCCGATCATCGCCTACGGCCAGAAGGTCCCAACGCTAAAGATGCGTCGTCCGACCGGCTCGGACCTGCTCGCGGTCGGAAACCCGGTGAAGTTCTCACCGTATACCGATCCGCCGAGCGTCGAGCACGACTACAAGAAAGTCGTCGCCATGGTCGCGCGGCTCGCCAACGTCCCTTCGTCATCTCTCACCGATCTTGATCCGGAGGACCTCGCTGGTTTGGCCTGGACGATCTCCCCTTTTTTCATCCCGACTCGGTAGACGCTCTGGTTAAGGCCGGGGTCGATCTCGGCCTGATCTATCACTGTGATCCATTCCGGTTTTTGTCGATGCCGGAAGGTGCTCTCGCCGAACTCTACCGGGTGACAATCGAGCGGGCGCGCGACATGCGCTCCAATTCTTCTGAGGATTGAGCGTGGCGACTGAACAAGACGTGATGCGCCTGGTCGTCGAGATCATGGACAAGTACAGCGTCCCCATGAAGGAGATGCGCAAGGCTGTCCGCGACCTCGGCAAGGAGTCGAAGGAAAGCAACGCCGAGGCAGCTAAGGCCGCTCGCGAGCATGCGAAGCAAGTCAAAGAGCTTCACGAGCGCTTCGAGAAGGCCAAGGATTTCGTCGCCGACGCCTTCACTCCTGCTCTTGCCGGTCTCGGCATCACCTTCTTCGGGATCGGCGAAGGTCTCGGCAAGCTGACCGAGAAGCTTCGCGCCGCTGGCGAGAGCTGGAAGGTCTTCAACGATACGGCGCAGCGCGGCGGTGTGTCCGTTGGCTACGTCAATGCCATGGGGGTCGCGTTCCAGAAGCTTGGCGTTTCGCCGGATCGCGCTAACTCAGCCATTGCTTCGTTCGGCGAGCACATGGACAAGATCGCCCGTCGCAACCCCGACGAATTGAATGCGATCAATCACACCTTCAGCAACATGGGAGGTGCCATCTCGGAAGCGCTAAAGGGTGCGCACAGCCGGGCCGAACAGTTCGAGCAAGTCCTCGAATTCCCGCAGAAGCACAACTTCGATAGCGATCAGAAGCGCAAGTGGTACGAATTCTTTGGCATGCCGGCCGAGCTCGCGACGCGCAAGCTGGAAGACCTCAAAGAGGCTGTCGACAGCGGCCTCGACTTCGAGAAGAAGCACCCGACGAACATGAAGGTGCTGCATGAGCTTGAAGAGGCCTTCACGCATATGGACCTGACGATAAAGGGTCTGAGCAGCGATCTCACCACTGCATTCGGGAGCCCCGCCGCCCATCTCATCGACGCGCTGGCCGACAAGATCGAGAAGCTCAGCGAAGCGACGAACAAGTTTCACAAGCCGGACACCGGCCCATTCGACAAACGCTCGATCTTCGGGCGCTTGCTGGAGAAGCTGACCGGCATCCCCGGCTCTGAGCCGACGCCAGAGGGTCGTATCCAGGGCGGCTTCGATGCGTTCAAAAAGAACACCCAGGAAGCGGGAACGCCGCAGGGGCGGATCGACGATACATTCGGCGCGCTCCTGAGCGATAAGAAGACAAGGGATGCCATCAAGGAGGGCTCCAAGGAGGGCCTCCTCGAAGCATTTCGTGAGTTGCAGGCAGGCTCCGCTGCCGCGAGCGGGGGCGGCTATAAGCCGATCAACTTCACCGAGGGCTTCGGTGGTGGCGGTCGTGCGTCGCGACCATTCGGCTCGAAGGATTTCCCACTCGTCGACGGCAAGGTCCCTGCCGATGCCGGTAACGGGGCCAGCGGCTACCTGAACGGCTCCTATTCCGGCTCGAAGGTCTCCGGCGCCTTTGCCCGCGCCCGCGAGCGGATCGCGAATGAGCTGAAGCAGAAGCCGTGGCTGCTCAACCGAATGGGCCATATCGCCCTCGGCGAAAATCAGGACCCAACCGCGAACCTCGCCGTGCTGGAGAGCGCCATGAACCGTGCGGCAGTGCGCGGGACATCGCTTGAGCAGGAGATGCGTACGACCCGTCAAGGCGGGTACTACGCCGGTTACAACGCCAGTCCTTCAGCGAAGAAGTGGCAGATGTATATGGAGAACGTGAAGAAGGCCCTCGGCGGGTCAAACGTCTCCGACTACGCCACCGACAACGCGTCCAATGCGCCCGGCAATCCGCTCGCTTACCACGATCGGGTGACGGGCCGATTTCGAGAGCGTCAGCAATATAACGGCGAGCACTTCTTTGCGCCCGGCAATGCGGAGCGGCCTTTTGCTCGCCGCTGGGATCAGATGATGAAAGAGGCCGAGCAGGAAGAAGCCGCCCGCATGGCGCGTGGCGCCTCGCT